CCGGTTGAGACGGGTACCGGTCGACGCGGCTGGGATGTCACTGAACCGCATTACACGGGCAGTGCCTTTACGTTCGACATTTACAACAACACCGAGTACATCTCATTTGTTGAGAATGGGCACCGGCAAGTTGTCGGCCGATATGTGCCAGCGATTGGCAAGCGACTCAAAAAGCCATGGGTCGAAGGCACGTTTATGTGGAAGTCCACCGAAGCGGACCTGCGTGCCAACATGGATAAGATTATCGAGCCGGAGACGGAGAAAGCATTGAACCAAATCTTTGGAGGTGATTGACATCGAGGACGTGACAAGATTGATCAGCGACACGTTGGATCAGCATTGGCCAAATATTCCGGTTTACCTGGAAAATCAGGAAGGCGGCTTTTCCGAGCCGTCTTTCTATGTCCATCGAATCCACGTCAATCACACTAAGGATTTCACTGGCTGGCAAAACCGCACGTTCAGCTATCAGGTGGTCTATTTCCCGCCGGGGATTAAACCCCATGAGGAACTAGACGTGATGGCTGAACAGTTGCAATCAAATCTGACCGAGATACCGGGTTATGCCAAGCTCATTAACCAGGATTTGGCCGTGGAGGACGAGCATCTCAGCATGACGTTTGATCTCAACATTCGGGCATATCCGAAAGAAAAGGATCCGCCATTTGGCGGGATGAAATATCAAGGAGGCGTGGCCGATGGCCGATGAAAAGGCACAACCACAATTTACGAAGCAAGACTTTCTCAGCTCAACGGAGCTCTCTGGAGCTCAACACGACCTGCTGGAGACAGCGCTGGTCGATGGACGGACCTATACGGCCGATGAAGCTAAGGAAGCAGTCAAGCAACTGAAAGGAGGCCTGTTCTAATGGCAGGTGGAACTTTTATCAAACACGATAAGCGGCGGCCCGGCGCGTACATCAACGTCAAGGCGCCGAATCGCAAGGGCGGTGTCACGGGATCACGTGGCGTCGTCTTTTTTGTAGGCGGGAACGTCCTGGGCTGGGGCCAGAACGGAATCATCACGTTGTCCCCGGACAGTGATTTTAAGCAGTTGCTAGGCGTTGACCTGGACGCGGACCTATTTGGTGTAACGTCTGAGGCAACGGCCGATGGTGCAGTCGTCAAGATTGACGAAAAGAAGAAAGGCGTGCTCACTGCACTGCATGAGACGCTGAAGGGCGCGCTCAAGGTCCTGTATTACAACATCAACACGGGCAAGACGGCCGAGTTCAAGGACGACAAGCTGCCCTGGGACTTCAAGGCACTTTATCCCGGTGAAACTGGTAACCAAATCACGGTGGGTGTGTCACCAAATCCGGCAAAGGCTGGCACGGTGATCGTCACCACGTATTTCGGCACGGAAGCCGTCAATAAACAGACGGTTAAGACTGCCAGCCAGCTTAAGGGCACTGAGTACACTGCAGTTTCCGTGACTGATGCAGCCAAGGCTGACGACGGCAAAGCACTGATCACTGGGTTGACCAATGGCATTACCAGCCCGTTAGCTGGTGGCACCACGGATACAACCAGTGAGGTCGACGCGGACGCCTTGATCAACACCCTGGAGACACAGCAATTCGCCATCTTGACGGCTGCGGGTTACGCCGACGACGCACCGATTCATGCGCTGCTGGCTAATACCGTTAAGCGGCTGCGGGAAGAAGCTGGTCAAAAGGTACAAGCAGTCATCCCAGACACGGTCGGCGCTGACTACGACTATGAAGGCATTATTGTGGTGGCTAATGGGGTAGTGCTCTCTGACGGCACGCAATTGTCCACCACCGAGGCAGCGGGCTATATTGCCGGCGTTGAATCGGCAGTTCCGCTGAATCAGTCACTGACCTATGCGGTTTATCCCAATGCTTCGGACGTGATTGGCCGGTTAAACAACGAAGATACAATCCTTGCGCTCAATGCTGGCAAGCTGCTGTTCACAGTTCGGAACGACGGTACAGTGGTCATTGAACAGGACATCAACTCGTTCCACAATTTCACCCAGGACAAGCGCAGCGATCTGGCCAAGAACCGGGTTATCCGGGTGCTGGACGATATTGCCCAGAACACCAAGGACACGTTCGAAAAGGCGTTTATCGGTAAAATCACCAATAATGGTGCCGGTCGCGACCTGTTCAAGAGCAATCGGGTCGAGTATCTCAACGGCCTGGTGACTAGTGGCGCACTCGGTGCATTTGACGCTGCGGATATCAGCGTGGATCCCGGCGAAGACCTGGATACAGTGGTTGTCAATTTGGCCGTCACTCCGGCTGATGCCATGGAAAAGCTGTATATGACAGTGACCGTTTAAGGAGGAATAAAGCATGGCTGAAATTCATACGATTTCACAATTTCTGGAAGCTCGCGACACAATTTCCTCCAAGGAGGCGATGGTGTTCGCCACGATTAACGGCCAGAACATCCCAATGATCGAGCTTGAAGAATTGAGCGCGAAATGGGAGAAGAACAAGGAAGAAGTGCAGGTGATCGGATCCCGGACCACTAAGAACAAGACCACCAGCATGAAGGGGACTGGCACACTCTCCGGTTACTTGATCAATAGTAACTGGATGAAGTACGGCACTGACTTCGTTAAGGGCGGTGCTGATCTGTATTTCAGCATTTCTGCCACGATTGAAGACAACACTAGCCGCGTGGGCAAGCAAACAATTCTGCTGCAAGACGTGAACCTGGACGACATCCCGTTGCTCAACCTGAACTCTGACGATGGTGTGCTGGACTGGGAGTCTGATTTCACATTCGAGGGCAGCGAATTGGTGACACCTTTCAATGGCCTTAACGAAGCATAGGAGGATTGACATGACTGAAAACGAACAAGTGGGTATTGACGCTTTCCTTGCCGAAAACGTTGCTGCCACGAAAGAAACCAAGGAAGTAAAATTTCCGCGTTTTAAGCAGCCGTTCGTCGTTGAAGCGGTTGGGGCCGATGTGGCTGAAGACTTGAAGAAACAGGCAACCCGCCGGACCAAGAACAAGGCCGGCGTAATCACTGCACAGACTGACCAAGACCTTTACGTGGATCTGTTAGTGGTCAATGCATTGGTTAGTCCTGATGTCAACAACGCCAAGCTGCAAAAGAGCTGGGGCACTCCTGGTAATCCGGTAGCGACCATCAAGAAGATGCTCAAAATCGGTGAGTATACCGACTTGGCACTGGCTGTACAAGAAGTCAGCGGTTTCGATGCTGATGAAGACGTTGATGATCTCCGAGAACAAGTAAAAAACTAGTCAAGGCCGGCTATGGCGTTGAGTTCCAGTATTACTGGTTCGCTATGCGCCAATTCGGCTGGACACCGAAGCAATGGAGTGCGCTCTCCGTCCGGGAGAAAGCCGTCGTGATTGCCGGCATTGATCTCGGACAGGAAGAGGAGAAGAAACAGCAGCGTGAGGCTGAGGCGAAAGCCCGCAGTCACCGTAGACACTAGAGAGGAGGTCGGCCATGGCAACGATTCGCAGTTCAATCGAGATTCAAGACAAGTTTTCCAGCACATTATCCAAACTGGATAGTGGACTAGGCAACTCAGGTAAGAGTTTCGATAGCCTCAAAGGCAAGCTCGCTGGCAACATCATGGGCGGCCTGAGCAAGGGAATTGACTCGATTACTAGCAAGACCTCCTCCCTTGGCAGTACGTTTAAGTCAATGCTGGGTGCCAATGTGATTGGCAATGGTATCAGCAATGCACTCGGAGCCGTGAAGAATGAAATTGGTGGGCTGATTGGTGACCTCGGTGAAGCGTCTGCGGTTTGGAAGACGTTTGAGGGCAACATGGCGAACATGGGCAAGGGTCCGGCAGAAATTGCATCTGTTAAAAAGCAGTTGCAAGACTACGCCACGGAGACCATTTACTCGGCGTCTGACATGTCCTCCACGTATTCCCAACTGGCTGCTGTCGGGACAAAGAACACCACTGAGCTGGTTAAAGGGTTCGGCGGTCTGGCCGCAGCAGCTCCTGAGCCAGCCCAGGCCATGAAGACGTTGAGCCAACAAGCCACGCAAATGGCTGCGCTACCGACAGTCCAATGGGCTGACTTTAAGTTGATGCTGCAACAAACCCCTGCGGGTATTGCGGCCGTGGCCAAGACGATGGGTAAAACCACGTCACAACTGGTTCAAAACATCCAAGATGGCACAGTTAAGACGCAAGACTTCTTCAATGCGATCACGAAAACTGGTACCAGCGGCGCGTTCACGAAAATGGCGACGGAGTACAAAACCGTTGGTCAAGCCATGGACGGACTGCGGGAAGGGGTGACTAACAAGCTCCAAGGGGCGTTTGACCGAGTTTCCAAGGTCGGGATTAACGTCATCAGCAGCTTGTCTGACAAGATTGCGTCGATTAACTTCGACCAGATTGCTGATAATGCGTTTAAGGCGTTCGCCACAGCTAAAAAGTGGGTCACTGATTTCTGGTCTGCGTTGGTTGATACCGGTGCAGTCAAGGCTCTCTCTGACGCCTGGGGTGATGTGTCGGTTGGCTTGGATTTCGTCAAGGCCGCGTTCAATCAGATACCTGATGGCAAGAAACTCAACCCGATCCAGATGGCTGCTGAAGGTGTCGGCAAGGCGATGAAAATTGCGGCCAGGGCTATCAGCGCGTTTGGCAAATGGCTCCAATCTTTGACGCCAGAACAGCTGGTTATGATTAAGGATCTGGCTGGCAAAGCAGTTAAAGCATTTATTGCCTGGAAAGTCGCTAAGAAGACTGTCCTGCCTGTAGTCGGCATCGTGGCCAAGTTGGCGAGTAAGCTGTCGTCTCTTGGAAAAGCCGGCAAAGGTGCGGAGGATGCCGCCACAAAGGTCGGGAGCCTGAAACAAGCTCTTGCCGGCGGTCTCAATTTTGGAATTAAGATGGCGGGCATTGCGTTAGTTGTCGCGAGTCTCGCTCTGCTGGCTAAGTCGATGCAAGGCATTGCCAATGCTGGTCCGAACGCTGTCACTAATATGGCGACATTCGGCGGTGTTGTTGGTGGACTGGCTGTTGTGCTGGGACTCATGGGCAAGAAGCTCCAAGCGAGTGCCGGCGGTATTGCTGTATTTGCTGGCGCGGTTGGCGGGATGGCTTTGGCTATGACCCCGCTGGCGAACACTGGCGAAAAGGGCGTTGCTGCGATGATCACGTTTGGCGTGGTCGTTGGTGCGCTGGCTGGCGTATTTGCTCTGCTGGGCGGCAAACTTCAAGCTAGTATGGCCGGGATTGCAGTGTTCGGCGCGGCAGTCAGTGTCATGGCATTAGCGATGGCACCGTTGGCTGCGACGGGTATGCAAGGTGCTATCGCGATGGCTGCATTTGGTTTGGTGATTGCTGGTCTAGTGATTGTCTTCGCCGTGTTTGGTGGTGCATTAACGGCTGCTATTCCAGCGATGCTGGTATTCGGTGTCACGATGTTGATGCTGGGCGCGGCGGCGTTGCTGGTCGGTGCTGGCATGTTCCTCGCTGGTGCTGGGATTGCACTGATTGCAGTCTCATTGCCACTGGTGGCTCAATTTGGGCTGTCGGCTGCGGTCGGGTTCCTAGCGTTAGCTGGCTCACTCTTGTTGCTTATGCCGGCAGCGCTCATTGCAGCAGTCGGTCTGACTATGCTGTTCGCTGCCAGTATCGTGGCCTTTGCAGGTCTCGTTATGCTAATGGCTGGCGGGCTGCTCGCTATGACTGGACTCATGATGGTGATGATCGGCGGGATGATGGCAATGGTGGGCTTAATGCTCGTCTTTGCAATGTCCATGCTGGCTTTCACCGGATTAATGATGGTCATGATGGGCGGCATGATGGCCATGATGGGCCTGATGATGGTGATGGTTGGTAGCATGATGGCGATGGTCGGACTGATCATGGTCTTCACGATGGCGATGATGGCCTTCGCAGGGCTCATGATGCTCATGGTTGGCGGCATGATGGCCATGGTTGGGTTAATGATGGTCGGCGTCGGTGCAATGGTTGCGATGGCGGGCTTAATGCTCGTCGGGGTTATGGCTCTCGTGGCGATGGCCGGGATCATTGCTCTGGGTGCTGGTGCAGCGGTCGCTGCTGTTGGCATGGCTCTATTAGGAGCCGCTACGGCATTGGTTGCGAGTAAGGTCCGGAGCATTGCAACGAATGCAGCCGCTGCGGCCGACAGCTTAGAGACAATGGTCGGCGCGGTCTCAGTCGTTAAGGAAGGGCTCAGCGCCATTGGGGATATGGCTTCTAAGGCTATCAACTCATTGGTGAGTGCCTTCCAGGGCGGCACAGGCAACGCAATGGCTGCTGGTCAAGCGTTGGCTAGTGCAATCGGCGCTGGGATTCAGGCCGGCAGTGCTAGCGTGATGATGGCTTCGTCCATGCTGGTCATGGTGGCCATCAGTCGGATGCGGACAGGAGCTGCTCAGGCATTTTCTGCTGGCTCCATGATTGGCGCTGGCCTGGCCGGTGGCATGATGTCTCAATTGGGTGCGGTGACGGCTGCTGCTGACGCACTGGTTGCGCAAGCGGATAAGGCGGTCCGAGCCAAGGCGGATATCCATTCCCCATCCAAGTTGTTCGGTGAGCTGGGTAAATTCATGTCTCT